TATATTTGTGCCGACAGACATAGCGGAAGAAAGCCACGGATGCTCCTTGGCCTCCTGTGCGACCTGCTGTGCCATTTCCGCAGCCTCGTTTGCGTGCTGCTGCGTGAGCGCGTAGTTGCGGATGCCGTTGATCTGCTGGTCACTGTAGCCGTAATCACGAAGCTGCTGCTCGAAGCTGCGCACCGTGTTGCGCGCGTTCGTGGCGTAGTCACTGTTTTGCACCACGAATGCGGAGTTTCCGGCCATCGCCATCTCCGTGTTCGCGCTCTCGCTCACACTCAGCGCCTTGCTGTAGTCAGAGAGCGCCCTCTGCATCTGCGTGTCCCACTTGCTGATCTCGTCATCGTAGGTCTTCCGCGTGAGCAGACTCTGCGCTTCCCCGATCTTCGCTTTTCGCTCATCGATCTGCCCGGAGAGTGCGAGCGTCTCCTGCTGCCGCTTGGCATAGTCTGCGTCTGTGCTCCCGGCGGCCATGCGCGGCATATTCCGGCGCTGCTGTTCAATGCCGGAAATTTCTTTCTGCCACGCGCCGATCTGCGCCTTCAGCTCGTCCGCAGACCAGTAATTCATCTGGTTCTTGTTCAGCCAGTCATATTCCGCCTCGGCTCCCGGCGTGTTCTTGAGCTGCGTGAGCGCCGCATCGACGTCCGTGCGGGTCTTGCCCTTGTATTTCTTCGGGTAGGCATATGACACGTTGAAGTCGTCTTCGTCCTTGAACTGGTTCTGGAAGTCGAAGGACGAGTGCACGGCTCTGCGCAGAACGTCGACGTCATTTCCGGTGTCATAGCCGGCGCCGCGAAGCACGTTCATGGTCGCCTGATAGTTGCTGAACGCCCTCTGCAGTGCGCCGCGGTTCTCGCCCGTGAGGTATGACGCATTTGCGCTGTCCATCTGCTGCAGCAGGTTTTTCCGCTGCTCCTGCGCCGAAGAAAGCGTTTTCTCGGCGGAGAATCCCGTGCTCTTGAGCCAATCGCCAATGGAGATTGCTGCTTTTTTGACTGCCATCTATGTGACCCTCACTTTCTGGAGTTATTCATGGATCTCAGCCTGCGGGCGCTGTCATCCGAGATCAGCCCGTTTTCCGACGCGCTGCGGATGAATGCATTCACGTCCGCGATCGGTACGCCTTCGTTGATCATCTCCCGCACTCTGCCTGCCACGGCCGAAGCGCCTTTTACTGCGTTTGCGTCCGTGATGTCGATGTCGTTGTGCGTGATCCCGCTGCCGGGCTTGTGTGCATACGGAGACGGTGAACCAGTCTGCTCCGTCTGCGTTCCGCCGCCTCCGTATCCGCTCCCGCCTCTTCTACTTCCGCCGCCCGACCCCCCACTCTTATTTGACGCTGCTGCCGACTGCTGCTGGTAATACTGCCGCAGATATGCCGCCTCGTTGGCAGACATCCCGGCCGCCGCCAGCTCCTCGTCCGACGGCTGGTATCCGGTCGTCGTGATCAGGGACGACAGACGGCTCCAGGCGTTCTGCTTGCGCTCGTAGTCCGTCTCCTCCTGCGTGAGCTTCTTCTGCTCCTCGGTCTGCTTGCGGTTATAGGCCGTGTCCTCGTCGCTGCGCTCAAGCTGCAGCCGGTTATACCACTGGTTGTAGTCTCGCTCGTAAGCGTTGTCTGCGTTGCTGCGCGCCATGGTGTAGAGGTTCATCAGGTTCTGGCCTTCCTGATTGTAGCGGTTGTAGGCTGCGGTATACAGCTCGGGCACGACCTCGTTGAGCTTCTGCAGATACGCGTTGTACGACTGCTGCCCCGCCTGCTGGCTGTAGCTTGAGCCATAGCCGCCCGTGAGCGCTGCCGCCGCACCCATTGTGTTCTCCATTGCCAGCCGTCCCGCGCTCTGGTACTGCTCCCGGTACTGCCGGTACATCGGGTCTGCCCCCAGATCGTAGGAAAACGCCTTCCGGTTCGCGATCTGGTCATAAAGCGCGTCCAGCTCGCTGTCCCACCGGGACGTATAGCTGCCGGGCTTCTCCGACAGCACCCGGTCCAGCGCCGCCTTTGCCTCGCTTGCCGCGCCGGACGGCGTATAGCCGGGCGTTCTGACCTGCGCTGTGTCTGTCTGACCGGCCGGAGCCGTTCCGTAGCTGCCGCGATAGTTATAGATCGTCTGATATTTGTTGCTGAGCGAGCTGCGGTAGCTGCCGTCTGCGTTTACGCCGAGAATGCGGTACGTGCCGCCGCCCGTCACGACCTCGTCGCCCGCCTGCAGCCCTGCCGGAGCCTTTCCGTTACCCTGCACTCTGTAAAGCGCCATTGTCCTCCTCCTTTTTCTCCTCTGTTTCCGCGTCCTCCCGCGCCTCGAGCAGCCGCACCTGCTCGCGCACCTGATCGAGCACCATTCCGACGACGCACGGCGGGAGCTCGGAGGCGTTGATCGCCTCCACCAGCCCCATACGCAGCGCGCCGATCGCATTCGAAAGCTTACTCATGCCGTTTCCTCCAATTTTCTCACTTTTTCCCGCAGCATCTGGACCTGCCGGATGCACAGGGCGATCAGCTCCTCATAGCGCAGGCCGTAGTCTGCGCCGCCGTCTTCCCTCGGCGTTTTCACAAAGGCCGCGAGTTCCTTTCCCGTCAATCCGCACTCCCGCAGCGCCTGCTCCACATCCTGCGCGACAAGCCCCGTGTGCGTCCTGCCGGACGTGCCGCTTTTCAGCCGGTAGCTTGCCGGACGCAGCTTCTCAAACAGCGCGTCATAGCGTTCCAGCGCATACGAAATGTCCGTCTTCTTCTCCCGATCAGATGTAGTGATCGTGCCCGTCTGCGCGTACACGACCGACCACCGGTAATCGGAAAACCCGAGCGATCCCGCGCCGTCAACAGACGGCGCCGCACTGCCGCTCACGACCAGATCGCCGCCTACCGCCATTCGGCAGTTCGTCTGCGCGCCGCCCTCCGTGACGGAGAGCGTATTGCCACCATAGCAGAGCTTCGCGCCGCTTGCCGTCGCCACGACCTCGCCAAGCCCACTCTGCATATGGATCCCCGCGCCGCCGTAAGCGCCCGTCGTATAGCCGAGCCACCCGCCGACGGTACCGCTGTTCAGCGCATCGTATACCGCCATATCGCCGCCCAGCTTGATATAATCCGCCGATAAAAGCCCCGTCGTAATGTCGTTTGCCGACAGGTGATTGACCGAAAAGTTGTTGAAATCCAGAATGCCGCCGTTGATACGCGAGGCAGACAAATTGCCAGTGACGTTTGCCGCATCGACTGTAAGCCCCGTGATGGTTGCGCCCGTCACATTCAGGCTCGTGGCCCTGATCGCGCCGGAGATCGTCGCGCCGGAGCACGTCAGATATCCGTTCGCGTCCACCTGAAACCGGTCTGATACGGAGAGGCCGCCCGTCCCGAAATACATACCCGCGCTGCTGCCGAACACGTTTTCCACGCGGTAGATGCTCCCGTCCGAGATCGTCCACGGCCCAAAGGCCGAGCCTGCCGCCGCCGTGATCGTCCCGGTCAGCTTCGCGTTGTACGCCTCCAGTGTTCCGGACGGGAAATGCAGCTTCTTCTCCGACAGATACGCAACCTCCATCCCCTCCTGCCAGAAGGAAATGCGTTTCGGTGTCACGGTCAGCAGTTCGTTTTTCGTCCGGTCGACGATCCTTCCGCCGCCGTCTGTTACGGTCGTCTCGATATTGCCCACGCCCACGCCATACACCGGCGTCACGTCGTTGTAGTAGAGCAGCCCCGTCTTGATATACTGCTGCGCATTCACGGAAAACGCGTTGTTCACGCCCGCCGTGTAATCATACAGCTGTTTGATCCCGACGGAATTGCCCTCGATCGTCAGCTGCGTCTTTTCCAGATACGTCCCGAAGTCCGACGCCGCGACATAATTCCCCGCAAGCTTCGCCGACCAGACCTCCGAATTCGCCGCCGCAAAATCCGCCGTCTTGATGATGAGGGACTTTAAAGCCGCGTATCCCGAAAGCGTTGTCTTCTTCTCCGCCTCCGGCAGGCTGTCCGCGTCGATTGCCTGCGCGATCTCCGTCAGCGTCGCCCGTGCCGACCAGTCGGCAAGATTCAGCTGCTCCGCCATCCCGCACAGATACCGCCGCATACTCTCCAGCTGCTCCTGCGTCGTCTTCCCCGCGATGGACGGGTATGCAAGCGTTAAACTTCCCATATCCTCTGCACCTCCTTCCGTACGTTGTAGGGGCCGATGCCCACACCGGCCCACTGGGAACCTTCAATTTCGCCGCAGCGTTTTTCGTTTCGGACGTGCATTCTGCCGGGCCGATGTGGGCATCGGCCCCTACAGAACGCGTTATACATCGCTTCCGCCTTCCAGCACTCTCGCCAGACTGAACAGCTTCATCTCACCCTTTCCCGTCAGCCGGAACTTCAGATGGTCGCACCGCGCGGGCCGGATCGGCAG